CAGCATACGATCTGTACTTGGCAAAGCCTTAACAATATGTTAAAGAATACTAAAGCAGGCGAAGCAGAAGTCAGTATCAAAGAGTTTATCGAGGATGTTGTTTGTGTAATGGTAGATGAAGTACATATGGCTAAGGCTGATGCGTTAAAGTCCTTACTTACAGGCCCATTTAGTCAAATACCTATACGCTGGGGGTTGACAGGCACTATACCTAAAGCCATGTATGAGCAAATTAGTTTACTTGTAAGTCTGGGACCTGTAATAGGAAAACTTAGCGCGGCTGAATTACAAGAAAAAGGTGTGTTAGCACAATGTCATGTGAACATAGTTCAATTAAAAGATGGTGTAGAGTTTACCAATTATCAAAGCGAACTCAAATATTTGTTAGAGCATAGTGAGCGCCTAGACAAAATTGGCCAGTTAATTAACAAAATTAAAGATAGTGGTAATACACTAGTACTTGTTGATCGTGTCAATGCAGGACGCGAATTACAATCACGTATAGATGATAGTGTATTCATCTCAGGCGAGACAAAACTAATGGAGCGTAAAGAAGAATATGATGAAATTAAGACTAGCAATACTAAAGTTATTGTTGCCACTTATGGAGTTGCTGCTGTGGGTATTAATATCCCTCGCATTTTCAATCTTGTTCTTATTGAGCCCGGCAAGTCATTTGTCAGAGTTATCCAATCGATTGGACGCGGTATTAGAAAAGCGGAAGACAAGGATCATGTAGAGATTTGGGATATTACAAGCGATTGTAAATTTGCCAAACGTCATTTGACACAAAGAAAAGCATTTTATAAGGAAGCAAAGTATCCATTTACATTGGAGAAACTTGACTATTGATTTATATAGTAGTAAAATTAGAACATGCGTATATTAACATTAGATAACATAGCCTATAACTTAGAAACACTACCCGAAGAAATTGATGACATGCGTTTTGCTATACTGGACAATAGCAATCCTCAAGGTGTAGATTATCATTACATACCATTAATCTTTTTAGAATCATTTAACAGTCCAGCACTTGTACTTAAGATTGGTAAGCATAAAATTAAGATGCCATTAGATTGGCAAATATTGATTGGTGAAAAGGAATATGGAGACTTAGAAACACTACCATTGAGTAGTCTTAATGATAGAGGTTTTAGTGCGTTCGAATATAATCCACTTAGTGCATTCAGTCCTACATTTCAAACAGTAGAAATATTAGATATTTACAATGATGTGACATGGTACAGCCCAAGACTACGCAATGGACAATTCTTATGTGTACCATTAAATGATAGTCCTAAACCTCCCTGTGTATATTTTGTAAAAGAAATTAGTAGAAATTGTGAAGTTGTTGATTATAATCAGGTGTTTTGATGATGTACGGTATTAAAGTTCCAATATCCTTAGATAATCATGGTGAGTATAATGATTGGTTATGGGTTACAGAAGATAGTCAGTTCAAACTTAATCCATTATTATTTGAAGATAAGGAACTAGCTTTAGAATATGCCTTGAAAGTATATGGGTATAGTGCTATAGTAGAAGAATATGTCCAAAACAAAGACATCAGTTGATGAAAAGTTAACGAATGTAGATTTTGACCTCTTCGAGGCTTTAGCCGCCATTGATAATAAGGATTACAATTATTATGACAACTTAACTGAAGAGCAAAAGCGCAAGTTTAAGCCTTATATGTTATTAATATGGATGTCAAGTGTTAAAGGCAAAGACCAAAATCTTGCACTCAAACAAACTAATCGTATAGCAAACACACATATGTTTGCAGAAAAAATGCAGGATAATCCTAAATTACAATGGCTAACTTTGTGTGCAGCCAGTCTAGGCAAAGGAAAACAATTTAGAGAATATCTTCCGACACTTAGTAAATCAGTTGTTGAATACAAAAAGCCCGCTACTAGAGAAGAAGTTGTAAAATATTTTACAAAATTACATCCTAAGGTTGATGTTAAATTGATAGATGAAATATCTAAGTTATATATTGAACAACAAAAACGAACTTGTTATTTGGCAGAAAAATTTCCAACTATGAAAATTACAGACCTTAATGTTTTAAATGAGCTTATTACTGATGAAGAAATCCAAGAATACGAAAAAAACGCAGGTAATTAAACATGTCTGCGAATTCTGTGGGAAGGAGTTCGCTAGAGAAACAAGTATAATTGTACATATGTGCGAAACAAAACGCAGATATCAACAACGTGATCTTAAAGGTAATATTATTGGCTATAATACCTGGCTAGAATTTTATAAAAAAAACACAGCAGGCAAGAAGCAACGTCAGTATATGGATTTTATAAAGAGTGCATATTATTCTGCCTTTGTAAAATTTGGACATTACTGCATCGATGCACATGTTATCAATGTAGGAAGATATGCTAATTATTTGATTAAAAATAAGATTAGTATTGATCGTTGGGCGAAGGATAAGTCCTATACTGATTTTATTATATCATACTTAAAAGAAGAAGATCCACTAGATGCTATTGCACGTAGTATTGAAACAACTATTGATCTTGCTAAACAAGATGGTATACAAACTAAAGATATCTTTAGATATGGTAACAAAAATCGTATTTGTTATAATATAACTAAGGGCAAAATAAGTCCTTGGATGTTATATCAAAGTGAAAGTGGCACTGAATTCCTGTCTAATTTGGATGAGACACAAATCAAAATGATTGTAGACTATATACAACCAGAACAGTGGGCTATACGTTTCAAACGTCATAGTGATATGTTGAAAGAAGTTAAAAGTTTATTAAAAGCCGGTGGTTATTGACAACAATAAATACCGTGTAAGAATACATTGGACTAACTATTACCAAAATTGGAATGATATTTGCGCTATAGCAATAGAATATTTTGGTTTACCGGGTGATAGATTTACTACCAATGTTTGTAAAGATTATATGGATTTCTGCTTCAAAGAAGAAACAGATGCGATTTGGTTCAGTCTAAAGGTTGAATAATATGGATATGACAAATCAAATTTTACATTTGAAAAATGTAATTAGTCAAGAAGATTGTAAGAAGCTTATTGATGAATATGAATCAAGACAAGCAAAAGCACATAAAGAAAGTTGTATGCATGCCAATACTGGTATTAATACAGTATCAACATATACAAAAGTAGACTTACGACCTATATCATATACCTATAACTTGCTATTCAATAAAACTGAGTACATGATAAATGAATGGGTAAAGCATCTAGAAAAATTTGAAAGTTTTCATATTCCATTACTAAAAATATATTTAAAATGTAGTCATCGTTATAGACTTATGAAGTATAATCCAGGCGGTTGGATACATCCACATATTGACGGCAATCCATTTATCTATGCTAGTTGTACATTTCAACTAAACGATGAATTTGAGGGTGGCATATTCAAATTTTGGAACGGTAAATATACAATACGTATGAATCAAGGTGATGCTCTTATTTTCCCTGCAGGTCCTTTTTGGGTGCATGAAGTTTCAAATATTGATAGTGGTGTAAGATATAGTTGTAACAGTTTTATACTAGCATCAAGTCCAGAGTTATTTGAAAAAAGTGAACCTATGATGATTCAATCATTACGAAATATAAAAACTTATGAAGTAGAATGAATGTGAAAAATATGCATGAAACACTATCAAGAGGCGAAGGATATATAAATTTGCAAAGTTTTATTCCTAATCATCTAATTACAAACTTCAGAAAACGCATGTTTGACTTGCGTCCTGTACGTGCCAGCAGCAGCAAGAAAGTTTATGCTGAACGCGACGATATCAAGAACCTAGAAGATATCAGTGTATGGTGGAGCCAAACAGTAAACGATTATCCAGAAACATTGGCTATACGTAGATTATTGGATCCGTTAGTAACTCAAAATTTCGCCAACTTTGCATTTTACGTAAGTGATGTTGTAACTATCAATGCTAAATCAACATGGATAAACCCACATGTTGATACTCCGCATAGATTTACTAAATGGAACTATGACCCTAGATTATTAGGCATACAATGTATTATTTCACTTGAGGACACTACTAAAGAAAATGGTAGCACTGGATTAGTTCCATATAGTCAAAAGCGCAACTATGAAATCAAACAATGCTATACTGGAAATTATGATCGCTGGTTTACTGAGAATGCCATACAACCAGATATGCTTAGGGGTACTGTATTATTATATAACTGCCGTATACTTCATAGTAGTATGCCCAATCCTAGTGTGCATGATCGGCCAGCCCTCTTGATCAATTATCTTGATAGTAGTATACTTGAAGAAGTGAAACAACTGGATAATGTTTGGGCAAGTAATGCAAATTCCTAAAGATTTTCAAGATTTTGATGATGACGATCCAAATATAGATAAAAGATTATCACGTTTCAAATATTGGTCAAATCTAAAGAATCTCAAACTAGAGTTTTATAACGAAACACAAAGTCGAGATCATAGAGAATTTACTATATGGCTTGAAAACAAATATGGGTTTAGACCAATAGAAACAAACGAAGGTATGATGACCGACGATTATAAGGTACTTGACGAGAAGAAGTTTATAGTGTATATTCTTAAGTATGGCAAATGATTTAATGATAGATTTGGAAACACTGGACACAAGTCCTTATTGTGTTATCCTTACTATTGGTATTGTAAGATTTGATCCTTATGGTCAAGGTATTGCTGAGGGTTGGACACTAAAGCCTACAATCGAAGATCAAACTGAAAAATACAATCGTATCATTTGTGATAGTACTATTCAGTGGTGGAGCCAACAAAATCCTGCTGCGCTTGATGAAGCATTTGATGAACGTGACAGACTGCCATTTAAAGACTGTATGGAAATACTATATAAGATAGGTTGGAATCGTAGAGCAGTATGGAGTCATGGCGCGCCATTTGATATTGTTGCTTGTGAAACAGGTATGCGACAGACTAGTGAAAGGCCTAATCCTATTCCTTGGCCATTCTATACAGTTAGAGATACACGAACTCTTTACGAAATTGCAGATGTTAAATTAAAAGATGGAGGGCATGTTACTACACATAAGGCTGTAGAAGATGCTGAACGTCAGGCTATTGTTGTACAAGAAGCATATAAGAAACTAAGTATTAAAAAATGAATAAGCGACATACATTGCCATATGATAAAAAAAACGAAGTATTAACATGGCTAACAGAGAATGTACAAGATAATTTTAATGATGCTTTAGGAAAATATGATATGAATAGCGTATCGCAGTTTGTAGAATGGCGTAGTAAAGATTTGGAGAGTTGGATTTTACGTGTAGCAGGATTTCCTCCGCAACTATTTATAGAAATTAAAGATCCAGAAAAAGAGACATGGTTTTTACTAAGATGGAAATGAAATTTCGTAGTGATATTGATATTGATTTTGGAAATCGTGATCTAATCTTAGAAAAGATCAATCATATTCCTGCGGCAATGTACAACGCAAAAGTATCAAAACAAAAAAATCATCAATCAATCATACGTAAACATGCTACTGGTGTTTATGTTACAGAAATACCCTATGATCCTGTATCTGGTATGGCATCCATAGATTATGAAATAGCTGAAGCACGTGGCTACATGAAACTAGACATGCTTAATATACATGTATATAAAATGGTACGTGATGAAAAACATTTAGTTGAACTAATGCGTGAACCTAACTGGGCTTTATTTAACGATATAAACTTTGTAAAACAACTAATACACGTAGGTAATCATTACAATTCTATACAACGCATGCCTGAGCCAATAAATAGTATACCAAGATTAGCAATGTTTCTAGCAGTTATAAGACCAGGTAAAAAACATTTGATTGGGTTATCTTGGAAAGAAGTAAGTAAAACAATATGGGATTTAAAGCAGGATACATATAGTTTTAAAAAGTCACACGCTGTTGCTTATGCAAATCTTGTCGTAGTGCATATGAATTTATTAAGCGAAAATGCAACTCAAATTACTTGAAGAAGGTCATAAACAATTACAAGAAATTAGTTTATTATATGATTTTGATATCGACGGCGACCCTTCAGAATTGATCAAAGCCATGACTAAGATTATGTTTGAGAACAATGGTATAGGTCTTGCCGCCCCACAAGTAGGAATACAGAAACGATTGTTTATCATGGGTAATGAACAGCAACTCTATGCTATAATTAATCCTTCAATTTTGATAAAAGAGGGTGATGTCATTAAAGATATAGAAGGCTGTTTGAGTTTTCCTAAACTATGGTTGCGCGTTAATCGTAGTAGTAGGATACAAGTTTCATATCAAGACATATCAGGTCAAAAAATTACAACAGAATTTACAGGTATTAAAGCCAGAGTTTTCCAACATGAGATAGATCATTTAGATGGTATATGTTTTGATACTAGGGTTGGACCTGTAGCACTAGCACTCGCTAAAGAAAAGCGTAGGCGAAAATTATGAAATTTTACGAACTAAGGTAATACTTTTTCTACGTATTCGCTTTTTGTTAAATTCACTTAAACTTATTATAGGCCCATGTATTAGTGTTAGATTTTTGTTACTAAAAGTCTTGATGTAGGGTCTAAAAATAGACCATTCCTCTTTTAAAAATATATTAATTGGTATCTGACGATTGCTTTCCCACCACCAGACTTCTCCTAATTCTAAGAACTTTTGCTTGTTACGCAAATCTGTTATAGCGCCATAATCATATATAGTGGTATAGGAATCATCACGGTTTTGCATTATCCCTACATAATCTTGATTTGCTACTGAGCAAACGCTGATAAAAGGATGATTTTCACTTAATTTTTTAAAAAAATCTTTAGGTATCATGTGTAATAAGTCAGTATTATTTACTCTACTTCACCCATATATAAATTTTACTTTTTATATGAATAAATATTAGTAGGAGCAATAATTGTGACGGTCACAAATGTAGGATATAGTACATCAGTTTTACTTTTTACTCAACGTCAGATTGTTGTTCTCTTATCAGGCAACAGTCCGAGGGCCTATATGCCAAACTATGCTAAAACACTTAATCTACATAAAGGGGTAGATAATAAAATACAGTTTCAGTTCTTAAATCAGGAGCAGAAACCAGTTGATATTACAGGCAAGACAATAACTTGTCGTATTATTAACTATAATGGTACAATTGTACTAATACAAAAATCGCTAACACTTGAACTACCAGTTACTGGTATAGCATATCTACATTTAGATGCAGCCGATCTAGAAGATATTCCTGCTCAAAAAGCATATTATAGTTTAGAGATTCCAGTAGGTGATTTCGACTATCCTGTGTTTGTAGATCCAGCAGCCGGTGCGCGCGGAGATATGAATATATTAAACAGTGTGTTACCAAGTTTTGTGCCAAGTCAAATTGTAACTATTCCAACGGGTCAGCCCTTCCCTAATCTAGATGCTAATGTTAATAGTGAAAATCCATTGGCTAATGCTAATACATATTATAGTTCAGTTATCAATACACAAAATAATCCTGTACTCACTATTCAAACTAAACTTACTGAATATAATGGATATGTTGCTGTAGAAGGCACATTTACTCAAACATTAACTGATTGGTATCCAATTATTACAAGTGATGAATATGAAAACGTGAGCGCAACAAAAGGATATACAATAGAAGGTTACCATCCATTTGTACGTATGGTGTTTACTAGTAATGCTGGGGTAGTCACTAATATTTTGGCAAGATAAGTTACCAATAGTATTTGTTTCTACGCAACACTGTGTTATAATTACAAAGTGTTCGATATTCTTCAAATAATTCCAGGCAAGAAAAAAACAACGCAAAGTGGTTGGCATAGTTTTAACGCTGTATGCTGCCAGTATCGTGGACATAAATCTGATCGTAGAGGTCGAGGGGGTATAAAGTTTGATGGCGATAACTGGAGTTATCATTGTTTCAATTGTGGCTTCAAATCTGGATTTACCTTAGGAAAAAGTTTAAGCAGAAGTACAAGACTATTGTTTTCGTATTGTGGTATTGATAAAGATCAAATTGATAGATGGAGTTTTGAAAGTTTACAGCACAAAGATTTAATTGATTTTGTTAAGGCTAAACGAGAAGCACGAATAATTAAATTTAAAGAAATTAAATTACCTGACGCTGAATTGATTAGTAAAGATAACCAAAAACATAATAGATTTGTAGAATATTTACTAAATCGTAAAATACAATTAGAAGATTATCCTTTTTTATGTACTCCTGATGCAGAAGGACGTAATGCAAATCGTATTATTATTCCATATACATTTGAAAATAAAATAGTAGGTTATACTAGCAGATATTTAGATGATCATAAACCTAAATTTATAAACGAACAACAAAAAGGATTTGTATTTGGATATGACTTACAAAAGCCCGAATCTAGTGTATGTATTGTTTCAGAGGGTATATTTGATGCTCTTAGTATAAATGGTTGTGCCTTGACTACAAATTCTATTAATGATGGGCAAGCTGCTATTCTTTCAAGATTAAACAAAAAAATAATTATTGTTCCAGACCAAGATAAGTCAGGATTAGAAATTATAAATCGTGCGCTAGATTTAGGATTTTATGTTAGTATTCCTGAATGGAATCCAGGAATAAAGGACATTAACGATAGTGTAGTAAAATATGGACGCTTATCAACTATACTAAGTATTTTACAATCAACTACTAATAGCAAAATTAAAATTGAAGTAAAGAGGAAGCAACTTGATAAACGATTATAATATAGAAGTTCAAACATTATTTTTACGTATGATGGTAACGAATGCGGAGTTGTATACCCGTGTTATGAACATTATGAATGGTGCTAACTTTGATCGTAGATTACGTCCTGTTGCGGAGTTCATAATAGAACATACTAAAAAATATAATGTTATGCCAGATCCAATTCAGATCAAGGCTACTACAGAAATCAGTATAGAAACTATTCCAGAATTAGATGAAGGGCATTATGATTGGTTTCTAGAAGAATTTGAATCGTTTACTAAACGACAAGAACTTGAGAGGGCTATTCTTAAGAGCGCAGATTATCTTGAGAAGGGCGAATATGGGCCTGTAGAAAAACTGATCAAAGATGCTGTTCAGATTTCTCTACAGAAGGACATGGGTACAGATTACTTTGCTGACCCACGTGCAAGACTCATGGCATTAAAAAGTAATAATGGACAAAATAGCACAGGCTGGCCTACACTGGATAATAAATTATATGGTGGTTTCAATCGTGGTGAACTACAAATCTTTGCAGGTGGTAGTGGCTCTGGTAAAAGTTTGATCATGCAAAATCTTGCTGTAAATTGGGTACAGAAAGGTATGAATGGGGTATACATTACTCTAGAGTTGAGTGAAGGTTTATGTAGTATGAGATTAGATAGTATGATGACAGATACAAGTACTAGAGAAATCTTTAAGGATCTAGATAATGTTGAAATGAAAGTAAAGATGGTATCTAAAAAGTCTGGACAACTGCGTATCAAATATATGCCAGCACAAAGCAATGTCAACGATATAAGAGCATATGTAAAAGAATTACAGATACAAACAGATATGCGTGTAGACTTCTTGTGTGTAGACTATCTAGATTTAGTCATGCCTGTAAGTGCTAAAGTCAGTCCCAATGATTTGTTTGTTAAAGACAAGTATGTTAGCGAAGAACTACGCAATCTTGCTAAGGAACTTAATGTAGTGTTTGTAACGGCTAGTCAGTTAAATCGTAGTGCAGTTGAAGAAATCGAATTTGATCATAGTCATATAGCAGGTGGTATCAGTAAGATCAATACTGCGGATAATGTGTTTGGTATATTTACAAGTCGCAGTATGCGTGAGCGTGGACTTTATCAGATACAGTTGATGAAAACACGTAGTAGTTCGGGTGTAGGTCAGAAGATTGAACTTGCGTTTGATGTTGAAACACTACGTATTACTGATAACAATCATCTAAATGACCCAAAACCGCAGACTACAGGTAGTGAATTATTAGCACAAATTAAGAACACCTCACAGATTACTGCTAATACAATATCAGAAGAATCAAGCAAAGTATCAGCAAATATAGGGGCTTCTAAACTAAAGTCATTATTAAGAGATTTAGGACAATAGACACCTTTACAAGATAAATATTAGAAAGGTATCTATATGCAAAAAAGAACTAAAAGCCTCTTAGAGGAATTAGACTCCATATCTTTAAACCGTGATATTCCACATATTGTCGAAAGTCGCGGCACTAATATTATTACTAGTGCTATTAATTTAATTAAATTAATGGAGCGCCACTATAATACCGAAACAGCAGAATTATTTGAAAAGAAGTTACTAAGTTCTATTAAAAATAGAGAGCCTAGTCGATTCGCAAAATCTGTTAAAAAAAACAAACAAATAGATAAATAATAATATGAGAATGCATGAAATTATTAATGAAAGTAAAGAGTTGGATGAAGTAAGTCCAACCTCACTAAAAACAGCAGCTGGTTTAAAGAAAACAGCAGCAAAAACTTCAACTCAACCTTCTGCGTCTACAAGTCCAGCAGTTACCTCTCAAACACCACGTATACAGAAAGTTGACAAACTTATTAATATTGTTAAAAATCTACCACAGCAACAAAAAGCACAAATAAGACAGGCTTTAGGTACACAAGAATAAGTTAAAAAGTCTGTCCAAATCCATGTATTTTAGTAAATGGACTAAATAATAGTAGACCTCTTTGAAGGTCAAACAACATGGAGATTTAAAAAATGGCACAATTCACTAGAGTCTCTGGCGACTTAAAACCAGTATTTCACTTAGATGCAAACTCATACACAAATTCAGGTGTAAACGCAGTCAGTTCAGCACTTACTGTACAGCCACAAGGCCCAAAGCTTGATTTTTTCACAATCACAGCAGACGGCGCATTGACTGGTACAGAAGTAAACACAATCATGCAAACTGTTCAACAGATTTCAACAGTTATGATTTATGAATATACTGATGCAGCTAACGACACAATCGCACTAGCATTGTATCCAACTGGAGCATATACAGCAGCTACTCTAAAAACAGCAGTAGACGCAGTTGCCCCAGCAGCAGTAACAGTAGCAGCCTCAGCAACTTTCACTAACTAATAATTAGTTAAAGTTATGCGACATAGAGCCCGGGAACTAAAATTCCCGGGCTTTTTTATGTTTGTAAATAGAGGATGAGCGATAAAATTGCTTGTTATACACTGTTTGATATTACGCAGACTGGAATTCCTAATAGGGCTAAACCGCCTGAGGGTATAGATTATAAAGACTGGGTTCATAAACGTAACACGCAAATAAACTTTGATACTATAATACAA